GATAGGCTTCCACCCTGTAAGCGTGGGTTCGACTCCCATCCTCCGCTCCAAGTTTACATTCTTTGTTTACATTGAGAGGTGTGACAACTTGTCGCATCGTTGACAATTAGGTTTACATTGACTTTTCCTATAGATGTGGTATAATGATTATATAATCAGAAAGGAAAAAGATGTATAAGATTTATCTTCCTCAACCCGAAACTGACATTGTAGTCCTGTCTGGATTCGTTACCAAACGTTCCGCTCAGTTAGCAATTGAGATGCTATATGATCATGGAACATATGATGAGCGTTTCCATCTTCTCTATGTCTCTAAGTGAAAGGAAATTATATTATGAAACTTATCCCTCTCGGATCGAATCAAAATCTCGTCCAACTCAATAGTGGAATCCAAGTTTTATTCTCTTACAAAACACCTGTCGCCGCTCATGTTCCTGGCGAAGGCTTCTTTAGAACCAATCACAATTGGTCTAGAACAACTAGTAAGCATATCAATAAGTGGCTTCGTGGTGCAATTGGTGTTGCTGCCGTTGATCAGTCTGTAATCGATAACATTGCGGGGTTGTAAGATGTATAGATTTCATTATGTGGATAAACATGGCGAAAGTCACTACTTCGGTGGATTATCTGAACGTCTCGCTAAACAAATGTATAAAACTTTTCTACGTGAAAGTGTTATACATGGTTATAAACAAATTGGTTGGGAAAGATCAGATGGCAGCTATGCTACTGGAACATCTTGCTAAGGAGAATAATATGTCAAAAGCCACTGCTTACTTTCAAGGTCAAGAGGCTTGGTTAGAAGGCTCTCGCAATCCATATCAGTTTCATACCGAAGAATGGGAAGCATGGGAGCGAGGATGGAAAGATGAAAACCTACGGCAAGAATGCCGTGCTGATGCGGAGTGTGAATAATGTCTAGAATGTCTGACTTATATCTTGAGGTTCAGGAGTTGGTTGTTGATGCCGTGAGCACTCCCGGCATTGTGATGGATACCGACGTTTTGAATTATGTGAATGATCGGTGCTCGGTAGAGGTCGATCTTGAAACTATCGAGGCAATCTTGGATAGTTTCTTCGGTGAGGAATTCTGGCCCGAGGGCGTTGTCATTCAATGACTGTAAACAGTTTACATTCATGGGTGCGACAATATGTCGCACCTGTTGACAAACGATTTTCCTTGACATATTCCACAGACCTGCTATAATACGTTTATTGAATGGAAAAGAAAGGTGACTAATCATGGGTATCAATGCTACAAAATATCGTGACCGTTATATCAAGCGTGCCGCTCGGGTGCTTCCTGCTATTCAGCCAGGTGTCCCGTTTACTCCCGAAGCTATCGACCAGATCGTCGGTGGTGAGTATAGTTCCAAGTTTGTGTTCTATCTCCGTGAGCTAGGGTTCGAGTTTACCCAGAGTAAAGATGGTCGCAAGATTGTCTCCTACACTCTTATCAAAGAGCCAGCCGATGCTGCGGCTATTCGTGGTGCTACTGCTTCCGCTGGCCGTGGTAAGAATGCTACGCCTAAGGCTCCTAAGGTTAAGACTGCTAAGGTGGCTAAGCCCGCTAAGTCAACCAAGTCGGTTGCTGAAATCAAGGCAGCTAATCTTGCCAAGCTAAAGGCTGTTGGTGCTAAACAATCCAAGGTTGCAAAGCGTGTCCGTGAATACGATGATGTGACCGAGCAGTTTGGTAACACTGGTGAGGTTGGTACCTCATTCAATGTTGACCGTGATTGGGATAGCATTGAAGGTCTTGATCTTCAGAAACTTCTCTAATCTACAGGAGTGCTTCTATGACTTATGCAACTATCCAAATCAATCTAACTAATATTGATGACGATACTTTGATCGAGGAACTTGAACTACGTGACTATCAAGTTATGTTACCTGGTCAGACTGATGAAGATGTAGAGGCACTCCATCGCACATTAGATGAGATCCAAAATCTCTATCATTCTTTCTGTGCCTGGAAAGATGGTGATAAGAATGAACGTTTTGAGCATGAACTAAAACAGTTTTTTCTTGAAACAATAGACAAGGCGGTTCTCTAATGTTGCTAAAAGTCAAATACAAGAACTCGGCCTACAAGCCGGGTTCTCATTATGTTTTTCAACCTGAGTTTGTTACTTATACAGGTCAGGTTGTTCCTCGCCAAAAGTATCTTAGTGAGAATGAGTTTTTTCTAACGACTGGTGATTATGATGCACCTGTCCGCATACTTGATAAGCGTGATATTGTTCAGGCGTGGGTTGATCGTAAGTCTAAAGATAATGTCACTATCGTTGAAGGTAAGTATGTTGTAACCAAAGGTGCTTTCAATCGCTATTCGTGTAATTGTACCGCTTACAACTATCGCAAACGTTGTTCACATATTGATGGAGTGAAGCATGACCGAGTTTCTGCCTAAAGATCCTACAAAGGCATTGATTGAGGTTAAAGAAAAGTTGTATGGTCGTCTTGCTATTCTTCGTCCGTTCATCCAGAATATGGAGATAGACGAATACGGTCCACTTGACTTTACTGAAGCCGCCTACTATAGTGAAATGAAGTTTCTAGAAGAGTTGTTGGATATAATTGAGAGGTCATAATGACTAAAGTTCACTATATTGATCCGCCTTCTGGTTGGAAGTATGGCTTTCCTAAAGTGTTGCCAGAAAGTGTTGAAGATGTTATGAAGTGGTTAGTAGAGAATGGTTATCCGCAACATGAGATTGATCGTTGTGGTAAACATTTCTATTGCCGTCACTGGGAAGAAGAGGTTGAAAATGTCTAAGATCGTGCTAGTTGAAACCATCAGTTCGTTTCGTCATGTCTATGCTGTTGAGTTGCCTGATAATGTTCCTAATGAATATGCGCTTGATGATGTTACACTGAATATTGGTAGTGATGAACCTGAGTTTGAGGAATTCGGTCAGGAACATATAGGTGAAACTATCTTGTCCCATCGTGTCATTGATGAGAAAGAATACCTGCGAATGTTTGATGAGATCAGTAGTTATCTTTCTGAATGGACTGATGAAGAGAAAAAACGATTTATCTTCAAGAGCGAGGCTCTTCCAAATGAGTCCTAATCACGCAGCAAGATTGTTGATTATGTCAGCATACTTGTATTACCGTTGTGATACTAATGTTATAGATGATGGTGAATATGATAAACTATCTTTGGCGGTTGCTAACAACTGGGATAAACTGGATCCTCAACTACAATGGCAGTTGGTGGACCCCGATGCTATTCGTGCTACTGGTAGTGGTATACTTATTACACAGATGGGCATGAGTGCTGCCATTGCTTGGTATCAAAAGAAACATCGTCGGAAGATAAAAGGAATTGCTATGGACTGGATTGGTCCACATCCTAAATTCAAATGCTTATATGCGGTGGTGTAATGAACGTATTTTATCTATCTACTCGTCCTCATGAATGTGCGGTCTGGTCAGTCAATTCTCATTGTGTCAAGATGATCCTTGAGAGTGCTCAACTTTTGTCCACCGCACATCGTTTGCTTGACGGTGTTGAATATACTGACAAGACTGCTAGTGGTCGCAATGTCAAACGTTGGCGACTAGATGACTGGCGCAATGATAAAATCTATTCTGCCACACATATCAATCATCCTTGCGCTGTGTGGTCTAGAGAAACATCTGGTAACTATCGCTGGCTTCACGATCTTCTTATTGAGTATTGTTCCGAATACACATATCGTTATGGCAAGACACATAAGATTGAACAAACTGGTCTATTGTCCGACTTGTCTATGCAGCCTCACAATATGAAACGAGCAAATCTTACAACACCGCCGAGTTGTATGGATCCTAAATACATCATATCAGAAGATCCGATCATCAACTATCGGAACTATTACAAGGTCGGCAAGGCACATCTTCATAAGTGGAAGAACCGTCAGCCGCCCGAATGGCTAGTGAGGGAAGCAGTCTAATGCCAACATATTCATTTAGAGACAAGAATACTGGTGAAGAGTTTGACGCTTTTATGTCAATATCAGAGTTAGATAAGTATCTTGAAGATCATCCACATTACGAAAAATTATTGTCGGCACCACATTTTATGGGCGCTCAAATGAACGGTGGTTTACTAAATAACAGAACATATGACCCAAAGGGAAAACGTGATGCCTAATTATACATGGAAGAATAAAGAGACTGGTGAGGAACACACCAACTCAATGACTATGGCCGAACACGATGATTACACAAAGAACAATCCACATCTAGAGCAGGTGTTACGCAATTTCACGATGGTAGATCCAGTCAATATCGGCGTAACCAAGCCTCCATCAGACTTTCAGAAATATATATTAGGTAGGGTGAAAGAGAAAATGCCCGGCGCTACCGCAGTTGCTAACAAGCGTTGGGACATTCCAAAGGAGATTTAACCCCTGTCCAACAACCCTTTCAATCCCAAGTTTAGAAGCCGCTCCCGTAAAAAGGATGCGGCTTCTTCTGTTTGTAATGACGAAGCGAACAACAATAAAAATAAAGGTAAGTATATGTCAAGAAAGCAGAGAAGAGCCAATAACCCACAGAAGCCTCAACATGACAACTTTGCCCAGCATCACCACTTTGAATTGCGTCATATCCATCCACTAACAGTAAACCAAGAAAGAGTGTGGGACGCATATCATTCTGGCGCTAATCTAATGCTTCACGGTTATGCCGGTACCGGTAAAACTTTTCTATCCTCATATCTAGCACTAAACGAGGTAATATTAGAAGAGACATATAAAAAGGTTGTTATCATCCGCTCCGTTGTCCCTTCAAGAGACATGGGCTTCTTGCCTGGTTCACCAGCACAGAAAGCGGAAGTATATGAACAGCCATATCAAGAAATCTGTGACGATCTATTTGGTCGTGGTGATGGATGGCGTATATTGAAACTAAAGGGACTTGTAGAGTTTACCACTACATCGTTTCTACGTGGCACTACATTTAATGATAGTATTATCATTGTTGATGAGTGTAATAATATGAACTTTCAAGAGATTGATACTGTTATGACACGTATTGGCAATAACTCTCGTATCATATTCTGCGGGGACTATCGCCAGGCTGATCTAACAAGACCTCATGATAAGAGTGGCATTCGTGAACTGATGGCTATCACTAATCGTATGCCTTCATTTGACCATGTAGAATTTGGCATCGAGGATATCGTTCGCTCTGGGGTGGTCAAAGAGTATATCATTCAAAAGACAGAGATGGGATTATGATAGATTACATATTACATAAATAGAAGTAATCTCATAGGAGTGGATAGTAATGGCGCAGTTTAGAAAAGATACCCAACAGTTTCTCAACCAAGAGAAAACTATATTTGAAGTCAATATGCTATCCACTCCTGATGGTCAAGTTGTCAGCAATACTAATCCTCTACCCGTTACATTAGGTAATACCACGGTACAGATTACATCTAATAATGTCAATGTGACTGTTCCTAATACCATCTCTGTAAATTCCTCAACCAGTGATCCTCTACACGTTCATATTACTGAAGTCGGGACAAGCGGTAATCTACAGTTTTCTTACATGCCTATTGGTGGTAACGTAGGTGTAACCGGTACAGTAAACATTGGCAATCCACTTACAGCTAATGTTACCGGTAATGTTAGAATCTTCCAAAGCACAGGTGCTGCTATCAATACAGCAAATCCTCTACCAGTCACCGCTGCTATTACAGGCACAGTAACCTCAACTCCAGTAGCAGGCGGATCTGATGCTTTTGGTAGGTTGAGAACCTCAGATGGATTTACTCTTGGTGACTATAAGCACACATACGGTCTTGATCCAAACTTTACTGATGAATTGGGATATGGTGGTACTATAATTCATATATCAAATCAAGCAGCAGCCAGACTATCAACAAACAATAGCCCAAGCAGTTATGCTATTCACCAGACAAAACAGTATCACAACTACATGCCTGGTAAAAGTCAGCTAATCAAATCAACAATCAATTTCTATAATGCTACTGCTAACGTAACAAAGAGAACTGGTTACTTTGATGCTAATAACGGTATCTACTTTGAGCAAGCAGGCAATAGCACATTAAGTATGGTTATTAGATCGGATACAAGTGGCACAATCACAGAACGCAGAGTACCACAAGCACAATGGAATATGGATACTTGTAATACA